CGGTCGGCGCGGATGGTGCGCACCATCTCCATGCCGTTGGCGTAGGTGAGCCGCGCACCCGTCACCTGCGCCAGCGCCGCGCCGTTGCGGCTGATCGCCCCCTGTGCCTTGTGGAAGGCGGTGTAGGCGGCGCTGGTCGGCGTGCCGCCCGAGCTCGAGGCGCCGCGCGTCGAGCCCTGCCCCATCAGCCCGAAGGCCGCGGTGGCGGGACCCGTGGGCGAGAAGTCGAGCTCCAGCGTGTCGGCGCGCACCCCGGTGCAGAGGTCGTAGGAGGGCACGTCGGGGTAGCCGATCTCGACGCTGTTCGAGGGCAGCGCGGCGGCGCCCGAGCCGAAGCTGTGGACGAAGTTCGGGCTGGTGCCGGTGGTGGTGGGGGCCCCAAGCAGCAGGCGGAGCCAGTGGCCGATGTTGACGAGGTCCAGCGGCACCACCGCCTGGCCCTGCACCGTGACGGTGTCGAGGAAGGGTGCCGCCGGATCGCGGCTGGAGCCCACGCCGATGACGTCGGCGTCGAGCAAGGGTGCTCGGCGCCGAGGTCGCAGGACAGGAACGGCAGGCGCCGCCAGTCGCCCGCGGGCGCGGTGCCGTAGGTCGCCTCGGGGATCATGAGCAGGCGGCAGTTGGCGCCGATGGCACGGGGCATCGGGGATCTCCGGGATCAGCGAGAGGAGGCGTCAGGCCAGCGGCGAGCCGGCGACGGTGAAGAACAGCGCGACGGGGACGGAGGCGGCGCGGGCGGCGGCGGCGCCCTCGACCTCGACGTCCTCGAACTCGGGCGCGCCGGGCTGCGCCCATTCCACGGCGCCGCCGAGCGTGCGGTCGGCGGTGACCGCGGCGGCGATGGCCACCAGCAGCGCGTCGAGGAGCGTGCTGCGCGCGGCGGACATCGCGCCGGCGACGGTGACCTCGATCGCGGCGCGGTGCTCGATTGCCCAGGCGAGCGGCGACAGGATCGCGGTCTCCTCCACCGTCTCGCCGTCGCGCAGGACGACGAGGCCACCCGGCGGCAGGCGCTGCGGCACGGTCTCGCCGCGCAGCACCAGCGGGGCGGGGTTGCGGGTGGCGAGCGCCGTCTGCAGCCGGCCGTGCAGCGCCGCGATCGCGGTCTCGCGCATGCTCACGGTGCCGTCCTCCCGCTCTCGCGCTCCCAGGCCGCCACGAAGCGCCCTGGCAGCCGGCGCAGGCCGCGCTCGGCGGCGCCCTTCACGTCGAGCCGCTTGGCCAGCCTCACCTGCGGCAGCAGCAGGAACATCGGTACCATGCCGCGCTGGAGCATGCCGCGGGCCCAGGCCTCGCGGCCCTTGCGGTGGCCGGTGCCGATCTCGGCGAGGCCGCCGGCGATCAGGCGGGTGCGGCGGCGCCGGCCGGTCTGCTCCCCCTGGCGGAGAGGGAGGCACCAGACGAAGCCGCGGCCGGAGCGGAACGGGCGGAGGAAGCCCTGGCCGGAGGCGACCATCTGCGCCGGCGTGACCCGCAGGCCCTTCCCGGCGCGCCCTCTGCGCCCCCGCGCCGCGTTGAAGCCGGTCGGGATCGCCAGGAACTTCCGTCCGCCCCTGGCGCGGATCAGCGCGCCGCGCTCGAAGGCGTCGATGACGTTCGGCACCTTGGTCCAGACCAGCCCGGCGGGGCGGAGCGACTGGCCGGAGCGGGGAAAGACCTGCGAGCGCCAGGCGTTGGCGATGCCCCGCGCGTTGCCGCCGAAGCTGCTGGTGACCTGCCGGCGCAGCTCCTGCTTGACCTGCTCGGTCTCGGCGCGGATCGCCGTCATCGCCGCGCGCTCGCCGGCCCGGACTTCGGCGGCGAGCACCTGGCGCAGGTCGCCGACGATGCGGGCAGCCAGCCTCACGGGGTGCCGCCGCCCGGCGGCAGGCCGGTGCGGTGCCGGATGATCGCCACCGCGAGGTCGTGCAGCGCGGCCTGGCCGAGGTAGCCGAACACGAAGGCGAAGAGGAACCGGCCGTATTCGTTGAACTCGAGGAAGCCGCCGAGCGCGTAGCCGGCGCTGCCGACCAGCGCGGCGGAGGGGACCTCCCAGGCCAGGCACCAGCCGAAGCGGCGGCGCCCGGGGTGGTTCCAGCGCACGAAGCCGCCGGCGAGCCCGGCGGCGGCGCCGAGCAGGAGGTCGCGCAGCACCTCCAGGAGGCCGAGGGCGTTCTGCGGCATGGCGGGCGGGCTCCTACCGCTGGCAGAGCACGCGCCAGGCGGTGCCCGAGGCGTCGCGCTCGGCGTGGGTGACGGTGAGCAGGTCGGCACTGAGGGCGAAGCGGTCGCCGGCGGCGAGGTCGGGGAGCTGCGCGATGGCGACGGAGAGGATGTCCGTCGCCGACAGGACCTCGGTGCCGAAGGCGTCGGCCACACGGTCGGGCGACGACCGCAGGACGCGGACCGCAACTGCAGGTCCGGTGCCGCCCTGCCGGTAGACGGCGTCCGCCCCGAGGTTCGGATCGGCGACCAGGGCGGCCATCGCGTCCGCAAACGCGTTCACCGCTCGGCCCCGTCCGCCGCATTGAGCCGCCGCACCGCGGCGAGCCGCCCGGCGCAGTCGGCATGGGCCGCGTCATAGGCGAGCAGCAGCTCCGCCACCTGCCCCTGGGTCAGGCGGTCCGTCACTGGCAGCGCCGGCGCCGCGGCGCAGACCAGCAGCGCGTCAGGGAGGCGGAGCGGCAGCAGGCGGATCTCCGGCGGCGCGGCCGGCGCGCAGGCGCTCGACAGCAGCGCGCAGCACAGGGGCAGCGCCGGCGGCATGGCTCGGATCACGGCGGAGGGCCTCCAGGTTGGCGCCGAGGCGCGCGGCCCGGGCGCGGGCACGCTCGGCCTCGCCGGTCAGCGCCGCGATGTGGCGCGCATGCTCGGCGGTGGCCTGGGCCAGCGCGGCGGCGTTCGCCTCCGCGGTGCGGGTGGCCATCGCCGCGACGAGGCGGGCGGCGTCGCGCTGGCTGCGGAAGTGCCAGGCGGCCAGCGCCGTCATGGCGCAGGCCGCTGCCAGACCGATCGGCAGGGCATGCCGACCGAGCAGCCCAAGGATCGCCGCGCCGGTCACGGATAGGCCCTGCGGTCGAGCTCGAAGTGCGGCCCGTCGCGGAAGGAGGGCCAGTCGCCGCCCCAGGCGATCGGCACCCCGAGCGCCTTGGCCGCAGCCTTCATGGCGGCGCCGAGCTGCTCGTACAGCGGCCAGTCCCAGCGGATCTCGCCGTGTTCGGGGACGCCGTCGCCGTCGTCCAGCCAGTAGGCCAGGTCGACGGCGTGGCCGGTCAGGTGCCGGCTGTCCATGGTGCGCGAGGCGCCGATCGCGACCAGCCGGGCCTGGCGCTTGCGGGACCTGACGCCCTCGGTGACGATGAACGGCACCGACTGGCGGGCCCGTTCGACGACGCGCACCAGGTCGCGGTGCACGCCCGCGAGGCGCGCGCGGTCGCGCGGCAGCAGCGCGGTCATCACGCCCCTGAGGCCGGCACACGGGCCAGCATGACGCGGACCGTGGCGTCGGCCGCCAGCGCCGCGACGGTGCAGAGCCCGACCTGATAGTTGCCCGTCGCGGTGGTGGTGATGCGGCGGTTGGTGTCGTCCCAGAACACCCGCGCGCCCTGGCCGATGGCGAGGGCGGGTTCCTTCGGCAGATCGAACTCGCCGCGGGTCTCGCACTCGACGCTGGTGTTCTGCGCGGCGTCGGACGCGGCGACGCCGAAGAAGGCGCCGACCAGCAGGCCCTGGCCGGAGAGGATCCCGCCCGCGTAGGGCACCACCATCGGGATGGCGCGCGCGTCGGGACGGAGGCAGTTGCGCATGGGAGGGTCTCCTGCGGTGGGTGGAGGCGCGGCGCGGCTTGAAGTCCGCGCGGCCGCGCGTTACATGTAACTCTGTCGTGGAGGTGCCGATGCCTGCGTCCGAAGTCCGCAAGCGGGTCGCCGCCCACCGCGCCGAGCTGCGCCGGCGCGGGCTGCGGCCGATCCAGATCTGGGTGCCGGACACCCGCGCACCCGGCTTTGCCGAGGAGGCGCGCCGTCAGTCGCGGCTGGTGGATGCCGATCCCGCCGAGTTCGAGGATGTGATGGGGTTCATCGAACGCCATTCCGCCTGGCCCGAGGATGCCGACGACATCCCCGAGCACGATGCGCCGCGGTGACGTCGTTCTCGTCGCCGATCGCGGCGGCGGTGATTATGCGGGCAAGCCTCGCCCGGCGGTGGTGGTCCAGTCCGACCTCTACGACCAGACGCTGAGCGTCGTGGTCTGCCCGCTGACCTCGGTGCGGAAGGATGCGGGACTGCTGCGGGTGCCGCTGTCGCCCAGCGAGCGCTTGGCGCTGCGGGCGCCAAGCTGGGTGATGGTGGACAAGCTCACCAGCATTCGGCGGGATCGGGTCGGAGGCGTGATAGGCCACATTTCGGACGACGAAGCGGTGGCGCTGAACCGCAGCCTCGCCGTGTTCCTGGGCTTCGCGTGATCAGGTCCCCGGATTGAACCAGGCGCCGCGCCAGTCGATGGCGCCGACGCCGAAGTCGAAGATCACGCTGACCTCGACGCCGTCCGCGCCCTGCACCGGGCCGGTGGTGACCTGCGGCCCCTCGGCGCCGTTGAGGTAGCCGTAGACGTAGACCGGCGCCGCGGCCGGGTCGGAGAACAGGTACCAGCGGTTGGCCGGGATCAGCGGCTCGACCACCGGCTGCACGAAGCCGGCGAAGACGTTCGCCTTGGCCGTCTCGCTCGCCTGCACGACGACGGTCGCTTGGCGGGCGGCGAGTTCGAGGTTCGGCCCGACCAGCAGACGCATGGTCTGGCCGATCGAGATCGGCAGCCCGTCCAGCGTGCGCTGCCTCATGATGGCGGCGCGGCCGGCGCCGATGGTCGCGGTGTCGAGCGGCGTGCCGCTGCCGGCCTTATTGGCCCGCGCCGCGCCGGTGGCGAAGACGGGCGCGCTGCCGGTGGCGAGGGTCGGGCCGTCGCCATTGGCGCTGTTGAGCAGGTTGTAGGCGGTGGCGTTCTCGAACTCGGCGACGCGGCGACCGATGGCGGCGGCGAAATCGGTGAAGGCGCCGAGATCGTCATTGACCAGCATCGGCCGGGTGACGCGGATCCTGCGGGCAAAGGTCTGCAGCAGGACGATCTCCTGGCTCTCGGACATGGTGCCGATGGCGATCTCGCCGTTCTCGGCGAGGGGGAGCAGGGTCGGGAAGTCGCCGATGCGGAGATGCCGGTGCGGCTTGAAGTCGCGGAAGTCGCGGCGGAGGAAGACCTGGCGGTAGGTCGGCTGCGCCGGCTGGTAGGCGGCGAGCAGCATCTTGTTGGCCGCCGCCGCGAGCAGCAGCGGGAAGTCGGAGCCGGTGTGGAAGGCGCGCTCGGCGAGCAGCGTCGGGTTGCGCGGCGGGTTGCGCTCGCCGCGGCGGGCGAGCAGCTCGCGCAGCATGTCGGAGGGCCGCCAGCCCAGGAACTCGGCGTGGCGGCCGGAGCGACCATTCTCCCCCTGGGGCTGGTAGCCGGGCATGGCGCGGGCGGCGAGTGCCTCGGCCATGGCGTCGAGGACCTGCGCCGGGTCGTCGTGGCCGGGGCCGGTCTCGGGGCGGGCGGGGATGGAGGGCCGCGGGCCCTTGGCCACCAGGGCGTCGAACAGCGCGCGGCGGGCCTGGTCGCCGGTCCAGCCCTGGCCGATGGCCTCGGCGCGGATCGGGGAGATGCGCTCCGCCGGCAGCAGGGCGCGCGCCGCCTCGACCGCGGCGTCGATGCCGGCGATGCGCTCGCGCTCGGCGCGCTGGGCCTCGGCACGGACCGCGTCGACGTCCGGTGCGGCGCGGGTCGGCTCGGGCGCCGGGGCGCTGGGCGCGGGGCTGGGCGTGGTGGTCACGGGCGTCT